AAAATTATTTTTTTCAGTTGGATCATAAGCAATAATGAATTCATATTCATCTTTAGTAACATACTCTTTGGTATTTACTAACATCTCGAAATAATTGTACTCTTGGAGAGCATCATATTGATCTTGTTCTGTCATAACCTTTATTTGTTTTATCATCATTTACAGTGTAAATATACGAACGATATTTGGCTTTTCCAAATTTTTAGGCATAAACCTTATCAAAATGTCTGGAAACCCAACCGTATTTTTCAATACTATCTGTGTAAAACTCATCAACACCATACATGAAATGAGCATCGGCTTGATCTAACCACCTTAATGCTGTTTTTTTATCAGCACCTAATGACATTACATCTGCAATGGCTTTATTTTCCATAGCTTTTTCTTCAGCTATTTCTTTTTCATTTTGCTCACTCAAATCATTAACAAAATCCTCTAATTCTTGATTAGACCACTCAGAGAAATTATAACCACGAGGACGGATACCATACACATCTTTGTATAGATCTGAAACCCACATCATTACATCATTTCTTTCTTCTTGATTTTTAATACTAACTTTACTCATAACTCTTATTCCTTATTACCCCATGAATATACGAACGAGATTTGGCTCTTCCAAGTCCTTGCGCGGAAGTCTTTAATAAGTTTTAGTTAAATCGTTATCTTTGTTGGGAGGTTTTTCTTGGTTATTTTGAATTTTTTTCATTTTCCAAGCTGAAAGATTTGGGGTTTTAACTTTTTCTTTTGTTTCTCTTTGAAGTTTTTCTTCTTTGGTTTCTTCTCTAGCATACCCTTCAGGGAATCCAACTTCCTCCTCTTCTTCTACTACAGGTACTTTTTCTCCATATAGATTTTCTCTTGTTTTAGGACGTAATTTTGCAAATGCAAAGTTAGCAGCAATTACAAGAGCAATAGCTAAAGGATCAAACACAAATATAATAGTTAACAAAAGATAATTAATAATTTGATCCATAGGAATTCCAGTTAGCCCTGAAAGGTATTTAAGTGGTCCTAATTCTCCTGCTATATCATTTCCAGTTGATACTTCTACTATTTCAGTTTCATAATCAAATAATCTTTGATTTAAAGTATCTACTTTAGAATTAATTTGGGTTTGACGATTAATAGCTTGATCTAATTGTTTTTCTAAAGATTTACGAGTAGATGAAGATGTTGTAGTTATTACTACACCTTCAGCGTTTGTATATTGGATTTTATTGTTAGATAAACCGGCTCGTAAATCAGATACTGCCCCATTAATGGTACTTTTTTCCGCATTATATACCGTTAACTGTTCCCTAACATTATCTCTTTTAGTTTCTATTAATGCAATTTGAGCATCTATACTTCCTGCTTTAGCTGATGTTTCTTGATAAGCAGCAGATAGGAAACCATAAATACCCATACTAGTAATTAGTATTAATACAAAACAAGCTATTGATAAATAAGTTTTAAGTAAAAATGGGAGAGATTTTCTATACTGGTAGAGTAAAGAGGCAATTACTAATTTAGCTACCTCTAATGAGGCTGCCATTACTATAACTGCAAAAGCAGCACCTGCAAATAATTTACTAAGACCACTTACTGAATAGAAAGCAGCAGAAGCACTAACAGATAAAGCTGAAAGTGCTATAATAAAGGGAAATATTCTTTCTTGAATTTTTCTAAGCATAATTTTAAGTTTTAGTTTCTAAAACCCTTATGCTTATCTATACGATCTAATATTTTATTTAATTCTTCTACTTTAATTAGACCAGCCATAGATGCATTTTTTAGGGCACTTATCAACTGTAGTATCATAAATGGTACAATAACTACTTCAGATAACCAAGCTGTTCCTGTAAATCCTTTTTCTACCATTAAAATTACTGTTAATATGGCTAACCATACAAACGTACTTCTTGTTATTTTAAGTGCTTTATAAGTTTTAAATCCTTCTCTTTTTATTCCCGCCCAAATACCAAAAATTCCATCTAACCACAGTACAGCTATTACAGCTAAATATTGTTCCATGTTTTCCATAGATAGATTAAAAAGGTATGTACACATATAAGTGCAAAATGATGCTATTCCCACTATTGTAATTTTAGTTTGCATTGTTTATAAAGTTATTAACATTTCTAATAATTCCTCTTGGGGAAACATATCAAATTTATCTTTTCTAGTATTAGTATGTGTCCAAGTACCTTTTACTTTTCCATAATAAGCATCAGGGTTAAAATCAAAAGCTTTAGCTCCCTTTTCTTTAATTAGAGACGGGAGACCTTCTCTAACATCAATACTATCTCTTTCGGCTATCCATAATAACCATAATCTGATAGCTTCAATTTGTTTATCTGAGTATCTATGCCATGTTTTATGACTTCTAAATGGTTCTTTTAAGGTAACTATTTGTGATTCATCTACTCTAGTACCTGCATATGTTTTACCATTTACAATATACCCAAAATTATTTACTTCTATTGCTACTGAATGTGTATGCATGTGTTGTGAACCATTTTTTCCTAAATGCCAACCATAGGCACCTTCAGGAAATGCTTGAACCATTTTTCCATCATATTTATTGTCATTTCCTTTCACTGATTGACCACCTAATACGAATTCAGTTGCTACTGCACCTCTACTATCTCTACCCCAATGATCAATTGTTCTAAATGGGTTATGCCAACCTGCTGTATGATGTAGGAAAACATATTCTTTATTTGTAGGTCCATTTTTATATTCACCTTTAGGTAAAAAATATTTTTCAATAACTAATCCATTTTCTGTAGTGTAAATTTGTTCTGAGGAATCAGTTGTAGCTAATCCCATAGCGTCCCATGTTGCAGGGCCTACAATACCATCAGCTACTAAACCATTTTCAGATTGCCATTTTTTAACAGATGATTCGGTTCCTTTACCGAAAATACCATCAGCTCCAATTTCTAAGAATTCTTGGAGTTCTTTTACTTCTTTACCTTTTGATCCTACTTTTAATAGCATGTTAATAAATATTAGAATTGATTAGATAATCGAGTTTCTTTAATTGTTTCTTGTATTTCTTTTAGACTAACAGGACATTCTAAATCTAATCCTGCTCTAAATGATTCTTCTAATATACCATCTTTAAAAATTAGTATAGTAGGAGCCATTCTTACTTTATATTTTTTCTTTAATATCGGATTAGAAGCTAAATTACATCTATAATAATGGGTAACATTTTTTAATTTATTGAATTCTTTAAAAGAATTATCATTATTGAATTTAACCCAAAATTCAATTATTACAATAGAACCTTGATTATCTTCAAATGGGGATTTTTCATGAATTTTCTTTTTATAATCACTATCACCAACCCAATCTTGGGCTTGAAGGTTTAAACTGAAGATTAAAAGGAAGAATAAGAATAAATTTTTCATATTATTTTCTTTTTTGAAGCTCATATAATCTCTCATCAATTTTTTCTAATTGAGATTTTATATCTTCAACATCATCCTGAGTGTCCATAATGGTAGTTCTAATAAGTTCATCTTTCATATCAAACTCCATTCTTTCTATTTCAGGTTCAGGAAGTGCTTTTGCTCTTTCTATATCAGCTTGTAATGTAAACCACATACCAATAACTGTAGCTATAAAAAACACAACAATTCCTATAGTTTTTAAGTCTAGTGTAACTTTAGTATCTTCTCCTATCTGTTTAGCCATTTTCTTCTATTATCTAAATGTGTAGTTTAAACCAAATGTGGTTTGATATAATTGACTATCCCACATTTTACTATACTCTCCTTCAACAAAAATACCTAAATTTTTACCTACTTTCCAACCTAAATTAGCACCAAAGTTATAATCGGACCATTGTTTACCTTCTAACAAGTTATTATGTCCTCCTGTACCCCAATTATCTCTATGCAAATATGAAAAATCTTCATCACCCATTATATAATGATGGTATGGTAAAATCCAGTTAGCGTAAGCATGTAGCCAAAATCTAGATTCGTAATGATAAAAATCAAACCCTATGACTGGGGCAATTTCACCAAATCTACTTAATTGAGACCATATTTCATTATTATAACGATTCATTAATAAAGGATATACATTTTCTCTAAATGCTAAATCTGAATGTGCTACTTCATTACCATCAGGATCTACCCAACACCAATCTTGAGTAGTATCTCCGTTTGCTGTAGTTTGAGTGTAAAATACATCATTATAACCATATTGGTATCCTAAAGTATACCAAGGGTTTACTGCATTACCTGTATCATCAGTTTCATTTAATCAAATTTCAATAGGGTTATAACCATAAGGTCTATCATGAGTTCTAAATATAGCACCTGCAGATATAGAAAACTTTTTCCCAATAGGTAACCTAGCTCTAGTTTCAGCTGATTGGTATTTTAAATTAATTCTATCAACTTTTCTACTTTCAGCTTTAACAATGTGGTATTTACCTGTGTGTTTTAAGAAATATCTGCTATTATCAAACTCTCTACCCATCCATCTTTCCCATTCTTTATGGAATTGATATTCAAGTCCCTGGATAGCAGAAGATGGTGCTGTAAATACTAATTGATCTTCAGTTCCATCATAATAGTTTTTAGGTTTTCTTTCATAATCAAACCTAGCTAATTTTCTAATACCAAACCCATACCTGTAATCGAATGGATATTTTATTGTATTGTCTTCTACTCTGGGTATGTCATATAAAGAACCATTTTCATTAGTTCTTACAACATAAGTAGGGTAAGGAGCTTCAACTGAATTTCTAACTTCACCGGCACCATATATAGTTCCATATTTTAAGAAATCCTTATAAAGGGAATTAACAAAATTTTGAGCCTTATTTTGGGCTTTAATTTGGGAACTTACTAATAATAGTAAGCATAATATTATTTTTTTCATCATTTTTCTTTTTTATTACTAAAGATTTTTTCTAATCCTGCGATTCCAAAACAACCTAAAGTAATAATTAAAAATGATTCATAAATAAATTCGTTAATTACTAAGTCTTTACTAAAATAACCTGTTACTAAATCAGCAACTGCAAAAATAACCATTACAGCAAATGACATAAAGCCTATTACACTTTTTTCATTTACATCATTTTCATCTTTAAATATGTCTCTAAAAGCCATTAATTTTTGTTTTATATTATTTAACATATAGTAACGATTAAGTGTAACAAATTGTATGTTCATAAATATAAAAAAAAGGGATGCTATTGCATCCCTCTTTAAACTTTTAAAAAAAAAATTTTTTATTTTTTTAGTAAACCAAGTAACCATCCTTTTGCTAAATCCCAATTACGTGTAGCAAATACACCTAATGCGAATCCTGCATAGATTTTGTAACCAAAGGACCAAAGTAATAAACCTACGATTAGACCTAATACACCTTCAATTCCATTTCCTTTTAACCAAGCTTTTGCTGCATTAACTGCTTTTTTAACTATGCTTAGTTTTTCAACTACTTCTTTTTTTACTGCTTTTTTACGTGCCATAATTTATAATAATTTAATTAATGTACTTATACATATCTAAAGGTAAATCCCTTTACATGAGTGGTTGGTGTTTATGTAAAAAATATTCAAGACCCACTAGCCATCACAAGCTAAACAATCATCTGCTGTTCTTGATCCTAAATCACCCTTAATTACAGAATCTGTACGAAGGTAATATAAAGTTTTAATACCTAATTTCCAAGCTTCCATATGTACTTGATTTATCCATCTAGGAGAATCAGTAGGATCAAAAGCAACGTTTAATGATTGGGTTTGATCAATATATTTTTGACGGACTGCTGCTTGTTGAATTAATGCTAATTGGTTGATTTCAGGGAAAGTTAAGAATATTTCTTTTTCTTCATCTGTTAGAATGTCATTAGATAAATTAGCTACAGAACCATTATCTGCTAAGATTTGATCCCATATTTTACTTTGATTTTTACCTTTTTCAACTAGTAATTTTTCTAATTCAGGATTTTTGACAATAAATGTTCCTTTAGCACCATTAAATACA